TGGGGAAAACCCCAGGAACCTGTTGAGGTTCCCAGGGTTGTAAGTGATACTAATTTGATTGAGGGTTAGTGTCCGTAACCAGACGCGGTTTGATATAATTTTTCACCTGGTTTGTAAGGATATGCGTAGGCGTAGGAAGAAATTTTAATTGAGTTATTGCTTCCATCAACCTTTTTTAACAAAGTAACAGGCTCATATTTTTTTAATGTTGGATTATATTTTCTTGTAAAAATATTAGCGTCTGAACTTGAGTTAGAAGGAGTTGCTAAGTCTTGGCTAGCACAACCTGGAACTGACTCAATATTAGTGTCTACACCAATAATTTTTACTTGGGTTTTTCCGACTAATTCAACAACTTTAAAAAAATCAATGTTGGTTTGATCGTAACCCCAAGAAGCATAAAGAATATCTCCAACTTCTAAAGTGTGAGGTTTATTTCTTTTAGCTTTGTATTCTTCTTGAGTTTTTTTTCTTGAGACAGCATTTGAAATCGTTTCTTCGATTTTTTTCATCATTCTGTCATAAGATAAAAATTGAATGTACCAGAATTTATTTTTAGCTTTTTTGCTAAATGTAATACAAACTGGCTTTTCTTTGTTTTCATTCCAGTAGAAATCAAAGAACTCATTTTTAATAAATGGCGTGTTACAAGTTTTTGGCAGCCATCTTTCGCTTGCGTAGTTTTTAGTCATTATTTAACCTCCTTGTTAAATTTTTGAAATATTGGAATAAAAGCTAAAGCAATTAAACATCCAGTAGCTGTTCCAATTGCAAGTGGTAGGTTGCTTGCTCCAAGACCACCTAAGAAGTCTGAGAGAGCATTACCAATACCAGCACCGATCAAAGCGCCTGTTCCTCTTTGAAAACATTTAAAATAATTTTCTACAGAGACACCGAAGCAGGCACCGAGTAACATGACAAAGTTGTCGATGATACCAAAGTAAATGAAGTCAATCATTGATTACCTTTCGTTTTTAAATTAAAATCAAACATAAAAAACACATAACAGCTTATTGCCAATGTGTCAACCTATAGGAGTAAAAAAAAATGAAAAAAGGATATCATAAAACTAAATCAGGTAAGATGGCTAAGAAGGGTCTTTACTATAATATTAATAAAAGAAAAAAAGCTGGAACCAGTAGAAGTAAAAAGAAGTCAACGATTAGTTCTAAAGCTTATTCAAACATGAAACGAGGATTTAAAAGCTAATGGTGAAAAAAGCTTATCAAAATCCTAAAGGCGGACTTAATCAAAAGGGTAGAGATTATTATAAGAGAACTGAAGGAAGCAATTTAAAGAAGCCTCAGAAAAAAGGAACTGATGGTCGCCGCGTTTCTTTTGCTGCTAGATTTGGCGGAATGAAGGGACCAGAGAAGAATGAAAAGGGAGAGCCAACAAGACTCGGTTTAGCTTTGAGAGCCTGGGGGTTTAGATCAAAAGAGAGTGCTAGAAACTTCGCAGCTAGAAATAAAAAGTCTTAGTTTCCTTTGATTGGCTTTAGTTATTTTGGTTTTCAGCACATGAAGGCACGGCTCCGCGCGTGCGATTAGGAGAACGAACAGCGAACATTTAATGTGGCACCAGTTGTATTGGTGATAATAAAAAATTATCGGAATATAGATATTAATAATTTTTTATTATCGTTAGTAATGATTGCATATAAAAAGCCAGATTGCTGACATATTTTTGCCACTATACCCCAATTTCGCGGTTCAGGTTTTTTATATATATATATTGGGACTTGAACCTACAGACACAGACAGAGAGACTTATGAAACTTAAAAAACCAAATATCAATTATGAATTATCAAGCTTAGTGTTTGTAGACAAAGATACAAAGTCTTTGCTTATTCATGTTCACGGATTTGAAGATACAAATATTGCTGAGGAATTTGCTAATTATATGTTAAAAAAAAGCGGCATGAAATATCATCCTGCTAATGATCTATTTAATAGCTTAACAAGTATACATTAATGCATATAGATTTATATACACCAAGACACCACCAGGCAGAATTACATGACCTGCTAGACCAACATAGATTTGCGGTTCTAAATTGCCACCGAAGATTTGGTAAAACAGTTTGCATACTTAATCATTTGATTAAAGCTGCTGTTACTAACCCTTTGCCAAACCCTAGATACGCGTATGTGGCTCCGACATACAAGCAAGCTAAATCAATTGCCTGGGATTATATAAAACAGTTTACAGCTAAGATACCTGGAACAAGATATAACGAAACAGAACTTAGATGTGATTTTACCAATGGTGCTAGAATTACATTGTTAAGCTCTGAAAACTCAGACTCATTAAGGGGTATATTCCTGGATGGTGTATGCATCGATGAGACAGCTCAGGTAGACCCTAAACTTTGGAATGAGATTTTAAGACCTGCATTATCTGACAGAAAAGGTTTCTGTTATTTTATTGGTACACCTGCTGGCATGCAAAATTTCTTTTATGAAATGTATCAGCATGCATTATCCGATGAGAAGTGGCTGGCATATACAGCTCCAGTATCTAAAACTCAGATTATTGACCAGGAAGAATTAGATGCTGCTTTAGCTCAGATGGGTGAGTCTAAATATAAACAAGAATTTGAATGTGATTGGATAGCTAATATCGAAGGAACGATTTATGGAAGGCTAGTCAAAGAAGCCGAAGATAAAGGAAGGCTGACCAAGATTGATTATGACCCAAGCTTACCTGTAAATACAGTTTGGGATTTAGGCGTAGGGGATAGCACAGCGATTATCTTTTACCAGCAACTTGGTAATACAGTTCAGATTATAGATTACTATGAGAACAATAGAGAAGGCTTACCGCATTATGCTAAGATCGTAAAAGAGAAAGATTACATTTACGAAAATCATTATGCGCCACATGATATAGAAGTTACAGAATTTAGCCTTGGTAAGACTAGGAGAGAAGTGGCTTATCAATTAGGTATCAATTTTCGCATTTTGCCGAAACTCCCCCTTGAAGACGGCATACATGCTGCGAAAATGATTTTGCCTAGGTGCTATTTTGACTTGGATAATTGTCAACCCCTTGTCGATGCGCTTAGGCATTATCACAGAAGGTATAATGAGAAGATGAGAATGTTCTCAAATAAACCTGTTCACGATTGGTCAAGTCATGCTTGCGATGCATTTCGATATATGGCAATAGCAATTGATGAGTTGCCAAATCAAGAAAATATTAATAAAAGATATCCGAACGCAATTTCGGAATATAAAATAATTTAGGAGACAATTATGGGAAGTATATTTAGTCCAAAAATGCCAGCACCTCCCGCGCCTCCAGCGCCAGCGCCAGAGCCGCCTAGTTTTGAGGATGAAGAGAGAGAAAGATTGGCAAAAGAAAAAATGGATAAAATTAGAAGATCAAGAAAAGGTAGAAGTTCAACAATTGTTACTGGACCATTAGGTGTAGAAGAAGAACCAACTACCCAAAAGAAAACATTATTAGGAAGTTAATTATGGGAGGATTTGTAAGTAAACCATCACCGCCACCACCTCAACCTGTTAAGCCTACAACAGTTGAAGTTTCAGCATCACAAGCTGCGGAAGCTCAACCGATGGCGACAACACAACAAGAGTTAGGTGTAAAAAGAAAAGGTAGACGAGCAACCATTGCAACTGGAGCCGCTGGTGTTCTTGGCAAAACATCAGTTACCAAAAAAACTTTATTAGGATAACACATGCAGATATTACCAAAGGCAAGATCGATCTTAGAGCGTTATGCTTCATTAAGAACTGAAAGACAAAACTGGGAAAGTCATTGGCAAGAAGTTGCTGATTACATGTTACCACGAAAAGCTGACATTACAAAGACTAGATCAAAAGGTGATAAGCGACATGAACTCATTTATGATGGGACAGCGACTCATGCATTAGAACTTTTAGCTGCATCATTACATGGAATGTTAACCAACACAGTTTCTCCATGGTTTTATTTAAAATATAAAAACGAAGAGTTGAACCAGGAAGATGAAGCAGCTGAATGGTTAGAAGATTGTACCAGAGTATTGAACCAGGCATTTAACAGATCAAACTTTCAACAAGAAATTTTTGAATTGTACCATGACTTAATTGCTTTTGGGACAGCTGCATTATTTATTTCAGAAGATGATGAGAATGAATTAAGATTTAAAAATATTCATATTTCAGAAATTTACATTACAGAAAATTCAAAAGGTTTTGTAGATAGCCTTACTCGTAAATTTAAAATGCAAGCCAAGAATATTCCGTATTCTTTTCCAAAGGCTGAACTACCACCTGAATTAGTTAAGAAGATTGAAAAAGCTCCATACGAGCAAGTAAATATTATTCATAGTGTCTATCCATCTATGGAATACAAAAATAAAAAATATGACTCTTGTTATATCCATGAAGACTCAGGAGCTTTACTATCTGAAAAAGGTTTTAATGAATTTCCATTTGCGGTTCCAAGATATTTAAAATCATCAAATGAAATTTATGGAAGATCACCTGCAATGAACGCATTGCCTGATGTAAAGATGTTAAATGTAATGTCTAAAACATCTATCAAGGCTGCGCAAAAACAGATTGACCCTCCATTACTTGTTCCTGACGATGGTTTTATTATGCCAGTAAAAACGATGCCTGGCGGATTAAATTATTATAGAGCAGGTTCAAGAGATAGAATTGAACCATTAAACATTGGTGCAGCTAATCCTATTGGTGTTCAGCAAGAAGAACAAAGAAGAGATGCTATTAGACAAAACTTTTTTGTTGACCAACTTCTATCTGTCCAGGGAACCAATATGACGGCAACAGAAGTTATCCAAAGAAACGAAGAGAGAATGAGAGTTTTGGGTCCCGTATTAGGAAGACTTCAATCAGAATTATTACAGCCACTCATTACAAGATCATTTAATATTTTACTTAGACAAAAGAAATTTAAAGAAGTTCCTGAGTTTTTAGGAAACCAAAATATCGAAATTGAATATGTTTCTCCACTTGCTAAAGCTCAAAAAACTGGAGAGCTACAAGCATTAATGAGAGGAATTGAAGTGATGGGTTCATTACAAAATGTTGCGCCTGTGATGGATTATTTAGATACAGATAATCTTGTGATGTATATTAAAGATGTATTAGGTATTCCTGCAAAAATTTTAAAATCTAAAAACCAAGTTGCACAAATTAGAGCTGAACAACAAGCAATGCAACAACAACAAATGCAAATGC